ATTGATAAGTATGCCAATCAGGCAACAATGGCGCTTTACCCTAATACAATTCAATTAGGTGACGTTACAAAGTGGCGTGAATGGGAAATTGACTGGTCAACTATTGATTTATTGGTTGCTGGGTTTCCTTGTCAGGCTTGGAGTATGGCGGGTAAGCAAAAAGGCGACAGTGATCCGCGCGGCGCATTAGTTCATGATTTAATTGATATTTGGAATAAAATAAAAGACAAAAACCCTAGCATGAAATTCATGTTTGAAAATGTGAAGATGAAAAAGGAATTTTTAGATTATATAAATGAATTGTTTGGTGTTGAGCCGATATGTATTAATTCTGCACTGGTTAGCGCTCAAAATAGAAAGCGTTACTACTGGACGAACATTAAAGGCGTTGATCAGCCGGTCGATAAAGGTATTGGTTGGGGCGATGTTAGGGAGGTTGGCGTTAATGAATTTTATTATTCAGAAAAGGGTTTGCAGTGGCTCGCAAGACATAGCCAAAGAAAGAATAAAACTTTAAATGTTTGGGGTGATAACGAAAAAGCCCAGATGTTAGAGGCTAGCCATTATAAGAATTATTCAGCACAAAGGTTTTTCGGGGTTTGTGATTTGCCGAGTGATGAGTCTGTGATTGCATCAATGAGTGGCAGAAGGATAAATGAAAATGGAGTTAGGGTTGATAACGATAAAAGCATAAAAATAGAGCAGTACGTTGAGTTTAAATACGATAATAAATCAAACTGTATTAGCACAGTGCAGAAGGATAACGTTGTTGTGCCGTTTACTCTTCCAAATAGAATCCCTCTTGATATGTTCTTTTTTAGATACATAACACCAAGAGAGTGTATGAGGCTTCAAACAGTACCAGAAAGACATACAGACACATTATTGAACTCAGGTATTAGTAACAGTCAGCTTTATAAAATGGCTGGCAACGGCTGGACTCATGACGTAATTGTCCATATTTTTAAAAACCTACCTAAGCGCAATGTGAACCTAGAATTATTTGAGGAATTAACATGAAAACAAAATTTAAACGCTTCATAGTTTTTACTCACGCAAGGCGTTACCCGTCTGGCGGCATGAGTGATTTTCAGGATGACTTTGATTATGCGGATCAAGCAAAGGGCGCGGCTTTGGAATCGCTTAAAAAGTTCTACAAACTTTACGGCTCTGGCCCCGACCCTTTCACAACAACTGTTTTTGATTGCCAAAGACAGACAATAATTTTAAAGGTAACAAATGATGGCCAAGATTGAACTAATAGAAAATTTAACAAGTGTGTGCAATTCGATTGAGAAAATTGAATTAGTTGAAAGCTTGAACAAAGGTGAAAAATTATTGTGCGCAACTTTTACGGGTGGAGTGGAATATTTGCAAATAATAAAAATGCCGCTTGATTTGCATGAGACTGGTATTGCGCTTGTTAAATTTGGCGAGTTTTTAATTAGTAAAAATGACCCTGATAATTTTGCGAATATGAGCTTTAACGATTATAAAAAAATAATGTCGGAGAAAAGTTAAATGCTTGACTCTGAAAAAGCGCGAGCTGCTGAAATAAATTATTACATGTCTATACCAAATACCACTTACAGCATTATTACTGGAAAGCTAACAGCAAACAATAAAGGTGAAAGCGTGACTAAATCAAAAATATTTATTAACTGGAAAGATAAAAACGGTAAAGAAATAAAGCTTGGTGATAAAATTTCTTATTATGAGTTGTTTCAATGTCATTCGGATGCGATTGAATATTTTGATGTTGAGCCACAAAATAACTTCCCAGTTCATGAGATTTTCATTCAAGAAAAATCGGGAATTGTTGTTTATGAGGATTGCGCTTTTAGGGTGAATGGTCGCGTTCTTAGTGAGCTGGGCAAGGAGGTATCTAATGAAATTATAGAGCTAGATTTAATGGGTTATCTAGGTATGGATCTAAATAGTTTTATATGGGAAGAATATTCTAGGCTGGAAATAACAAAAGGGCTTTCTCGGCTTGTAAAGGAGATTGAAATAAATGGGTAACTCAAAAAAAGAATGCAAATTTTGTGAGAAATATGTGCGAGTCGGCGAGGGCAAGCAAGTCCCCGCTGGGTTTTTCTGTAGCATTGACCATGCAATTAAATTTGCCAGAAAAAAAACGGATGATAAAAACGCGCGTCAGCAAATTAAAAATGAAAAGGTAAATTCTGACTTTGCAAAAATTACAAAACTTCCAAAAATTAAACAGAAAGAATACCTGAGAACTCGCCCAGAATGGTATGACAAGCTACAAATGGTAGTCAATCAATGGATTGTACACGTACGAGACAAGGGTAAATCATGCTGTACGTGCAATACCGAAAAGCAAACTATCAAATATGACGCTGGGCATTGCTTTACCCGTGGCGCTCGTTCTGAGCTGCGTTTTGAGTTAACAAATATTCATATTCAATGCGGGTATTATTGCAATATGAATAATTCAGGATTTCAAGCAAAGCACAAAGTATTTATTTCTAAAAAATATGGGGACGCTCATCTTGCGAAATTAGAAGATCGAACCGCGTGGCCAACTTTGAAAGAAAAGTTTCCACATACTGACGATATAAAAACGGAAATTTTAAGATGGAAATTAATATTAAGAGAAAATGGATTAACACCAAGAACATAAAAAAAGCCCTGAATTAACAGGGCTTTTATTTGCGAAACTCTAAGTTGTGCTATCTGTTATTAATCCATAACTCACTAATGCGGTTAATATACTGGCCAGTGCTGCATTGCCGCCCCGCGAACCTGTAATATCTGGCTTTACAATAGGTGTGCTATCGTTAAATCCAACGCCGTCAGCATTTACAGCTATACCTGCAACGCCATTTGAGGCCAACCCTACAGTGTTAAGAGAGAAAAATATTCCCACACCATCCTCGTCTCTTTTTGTCAAAATCGGGTCGGTTGCGTCGGTCGATTTATGCTGGATTTTAGTTTGAACGAGTAGAGCATTATTAGATTGCACTCGTATCTCTCTTAGATTCGTGCCTGCTGACTGGATATTACCTATATTAATTATATTTCTAGGTTTATTGTTTACAAATACAGTTCCGTCGGGTGTATTTACTTCGCGCCCTAAATTCCTCCATCCGTCAACAATATTATCGACAACACTACAATCAATCGTCCCGTCAATTTCAAACGCCGTGCCTAATGATGCAGTGTTGTAGACGGCTTTTTGGCCTAGCGCTTTGTTATTTCTAACCATCGTATTTTCTGTGTTTAACACATCTATAAAGTTAAACTCTAAAGCTGTGATAATTGAAACACCGTCTGCCAGTAAAGCCCCACTATTAAATGCATAATTGTTTTTTATTGTCGCATCGTCGCAAGCGTCCACCTTTACAGTAACAAGACACTCTAAAGCCGCGTTATCTTTTATTGTGCATTTTATAACCGCAAACCCTGAAACTTGCTCACACAAATAAGCTCTTACACAATTAGTCGCGGTGTTTTGATATATTTCTAAATTTCTGATTATTCGCTTTCCAGCCGCCCCGTGAAAGCAATTTTTAAACGTGTTTTTACAAATAGTGACACTACTGTCAATATCTGCATTCTGACTAGCAGACGCATATACCCCTAAATCTCTATTCCCAATGCAAATGTTGTCAGTTATAAGCATTTGGATTGCTCCACTCGCAAAAATACCAGAATCGCCCCCCGCAATTTCCCAGTGATCACCAGCATTAGTTTCAACACCTGTAATAAGTAGTATATTAGCTCCCGCCTCTGTGTCGCTGCTTATCAAAAGCTTGAAGCTCAGTCCGTCACATGTTGCGCTTGATCCTGGGTTTGCTGGTGGATAGTCGCCAGAAAACGGTATCACAGTCGAGTTTTTCTGGTCTGACTGATCAAATTTCCCGCCAATCCATGTCACCGATTCAATAGCCGCAGAAAGCGATTGGTCTGCGGTTATTCTTATCATGTCGTTATCTAGTGCATCCGTGTAAAATCTCACCCCCTCTTCACAAAGAATATAAGTATCACGACTAATGACTGCCGACACTCCGCCAGAATCCGGGCCGGTTCCCTCGATAAAATAATCTTGTGATATAAATTTCTTTTTGACGTGATTAAACTCAATAAATTTTTCAATTATTGAAGTTTTATCATTGGTATCATCAGTTATTCCAAACATCACGCTTGTTAAATACTCGCCAATTTGCCTAACCCAAGCCCCGCCCGATCCGGTGCCGCTTAAATAAGGAACATAAACACCATTTTCGGGATCTGTGGCGGCCTCCGTCGATAAATCCGAAGAGTCCCAAATAAACAACCCGCTTCGTCCGCCATCCGAAAGCTCTACTTGTTGCCCATTTTTATATGCTTTTATATTTGACAGGTCGGATGCCGAATAAACAACTTGACCAGATTCGTAATCAATAATAAACGCTTGGATAATATCCAGGCTTGGGTCTAGTGCTTCGTCAACGCTCGCTGTGATAATTGTATTAGGGGCTGAATAAATAGCGGTTTCAATTACTCCAAACACATTGCCGCTATTTTGTTGTAGCCTGATTTTTCGGCCTTCATTAAATAGTGAAACTTGGTTGCCCACAATTGAAAAACTTGAAGGGCTGATATATGTTGCAGTTATGTCGGACAGCCATTCTGACGCTGTATTGTTTGTAACAGGGTCGCTTGTCCATATTTCGTTATCGTCAGAGTCTTTAAGTACAAACTTATAAGAGCCGGATAGATAAACGTCAGCATAACCTTCCGCATTCAATATGACCGGATTAGTGTTTGCAACTAGCTGATTTTCACTTTTATAAGTGTCTTTAGGTATATTTGTTTGCACTTCGTATGTGTATAGCTTGCCGCCCACTAAAGGCAAACCATCCACATCCCAACCATAAAACTTAGGCCCAATAACTGCTACTGCCATGATATTTCCCCTTAATTAATTTTAGATTCTTCGTTTTTTACTTTTTCAAGTATTGATTTAAATTGCTTCAAGCTGTCTTCAAACGTTTTATTTCTCGACGTTAACCGCTCAATATGTTTTTTCTCTTTTTCTGCCGCTGTTAACTTCGGGTCTCGATCAGAAATAATAATACCCAGTGACCACTCTTTGTACGCTTTGTTTATTTCACGCATTGGGGCTGCTAGTACAGATAAAGTTAACTCTTCTTTGCTCGCTGCTATACCTCCGCGCTTTGTGCCTTCAATAATTTGTTGCAAATCGGTAGTGCTTGATTTTGATGCCTCAATCGCTTCACCATAAAGCTTGTAATATGCCGTCGTGTATTTAGTTCTGAATGTTCGCTCACTAACTTTAAATTGGCGAAAGGAAATATCAGCAAAGCTTTTTTGAAATGGTCTTTCGCCCCACGCCTCATAATCCCAAAACAACCTATCGGTATACTCTTTCATGTATTCCGAATAATAACCAATTGAATTTTTTATCACATATTCAGTTTTTATAGGCGAAAGATTAATCCCAAATTTTGATTTTAAGTTTTGCGATAACTCAACCAACCCCATACTTGTTCGTGAGTTGTATTGCTGGAATGCTTTCACGTCCGTTAAATTTGCTGGAACAATTGGGGACCCTTTCCAGTCCTCGCCCGATATGAAATCGAGTGGCAATTGAAGTATTGAAGGTGATCCACTTAAAACCATGTGATAACCCAAAGCAAAAAGGACATCATCTTTTAAAAACTCTTTGTCTTCATCTGGGTTTAAATGCTGATTAATTCCAATTTCAGACATGGCCATACTGAATCCAAAAACACCAATAGGCTTGGGCAATTTGGTGCCGCCTGGTAAATAAATAAATCGGCTTCGCTCGTCTGGTGTTAAATTTCTATAAGTTTCACGGTCTTCTTCGTCGTCAGAATTCACCATCAAATAAGCTGACATCATAGCAAGCCCGCTCAACATCATCATAACGCCATACATACGCGCCTTAACCGATTCAATTGTTAAGATACCCTTTTCATCTTTATACCAATTAGAAAGCTTCATTTCTCCATTAACTTCAAAGATTGCCTCCATTTCACGCATAAATCCCATCATACCCGCGTTAAGGAATGCGGACGTTCTGACAGCGTAAGCAAGCTGAGGATTGGATCCATGCTTTTGAAAGTCGGTGGTAATTTGACGCGTTTGCCATGCAGCTTCAACAGGATCAACCCCCGCTTTCCGCTGCTCTGCGTAAAAACCAACACGAGTCATCATCTCTGTAACGTCTGCTACTTTGGTGTAAGCAAAGACTAATTCTTTTGCGATTCTTAGGGGTGATTTATACCAAGCCTTATTGCTTAAATATTGAGTGTTTGAACCTGCCAAACCCCAGCTATCGTACATAGCACTTTGCATGCGGCCGCCTGAATAGCCACCATTACCTCTTAATTCACCAACCAAGCCATTTTTATTCCACAGCGATTCAGTCATGTGGGCCAACCCTCGTATGTGGCTGATAACCGGCTTAAATTTAAATCCACTTAATGCCATTGCTGTTGCTGAATCTCTAAAAATGTTACCGCCTGCAAACTGCCATGCACTTGTAATACCTAAAGTTTTAAAGTTTTTATAAATTAAAGGCAATTTTGCAAGTGCTTTAACATACGGATTTTTTGGTAAATTCATTCCGTTCAATGAATCGATCATTGAAGGTAAGAGCGTATTATCTTCATTAATTTGAATCCACTTTGTATCGCCATTTTCATCAATGTATGAATCAAAATCGGTGCGCTTATCTTTTGGAGGATGGCCGAATGTCCAAAATTTCAGAAGATCGGGATTACTGTTTAAGTAGATGATTAGCTCAACCATTGTTTTAACCGGTTGACCGTTATGCTCAAATTCCAAATCACTTACTTTTAACGCGTTTTTGGTTCCCGTTTGTAGAATAGTTTTTGCTATTTGATCGGCATCAATTGTGATTGGTTTAACGTCTGTTGTTGCCTCGGTTATAAACTGACTTCCACCCTGTTTAACATCTTTACCGCCACCCGCTAAAGTCTGCTCATAAAGTCCACGCATAGCACGAGCTTTTAAAGCTGCGGCAATATGAATACCTGTCTGCTTTAGGGTGTTGTTATAAATATGTAATACACTTTCTTCTGACCCACTTTGACGCGCCCCAATATTGCTACCAGCACCAGCGCCATCTTTATCAAGCCCATGTATTGCCCTGTGAAACGCCACGTAAGCAGTGTTATTTTTAAGGAATGCATTCATAGAGCTTTGGCTGATATAGCCGCTGTCCACGTAAAATTGAAGCATAGCTTTGTTGAATATTTGAAAGTCTGCGAACGCCTTTTTGAAGTATGGGAATTTTTCACCAAGAGCCAAACCTTCTCGAATCATGCCTTTTGTAAATAATTTCTCAGTACCTTTTTTAGTGGCTTCTTCTGCCCGTCGCGATGCAAAATATGCCTCTTGATCTTTAATGCGGTTATGACCTTCTTTTTTAGATTGGCCCCAAACCTTATCAAGGCTCATACCTTTAAAATCAAGAGAGCCATCTTTTTTGTAATAAGGCGCACCACGCTTATAGGATTCTGCAAAAATCTGATCCGCACCATGTAACAGTTGTAATAATTTATACGGCTCGCTAACACCTTCGGTTAATCCGCCCTTAACTTCACGGCTCATTACTTTTGCAGCATGCAGATAATCGAAAACACCTTGCTTAAATTCCGCCCCAATTTCTGCCTGATTAAGTCTCATAACTTTTTCACGCATAGTTAAGCTTTTATTTAATTTGGTTTCACCTGATATACCTTCAACCAATCTAGCTTTATCACCCTGAAAATACCAACGGTGCATTTTTACCTGCAAGCCGTATAATTTATTTTTAAGTGATTTGTTTTTATTTAAATAATGTTCAAAAGCTCTGGTAAATTTAGGCGCTTTCTCAACTGCGTAATCATAATTTGTTAACCATGCTCTAACGTATTCAGCAAAACCTTCTGTAAGTAATAATTTTTCATCACTCGTATAGCTAAATAATTTAATCTCTGCCTCATACTCAGGCTTGGAATAAATCTCTTTAATTTGGCGGCCACCTTTATAATAAAAATCAAGAAAATGAGCCATTTCATGCGCAAGGGTTTCAACGTCACCGTATTTATCAAGCCTTAATTCGCCATTAACTGTGTTGTAAAATCCAGCAATGTCCTTGCCTTTGATGCGATTGTAATAAAGGCGCTTACCAATAATACTTTTCGTATGCATGATAATGCCCTCACGCCTCTGGGGATTTTGCTCACTACTGCTTTTTATTTTCTTTCCACGCAATAAGAAAAACTCTTTTCGTGCTGGCATTTCACCGGCTTTTTCGCGCTTATAATAAGATGGCGGGTTATTAATCATTGGCCCGTCTTTAGTTTTATTCTGGACAGCATTAAGCGCATTATCTTCTTGCAAAGGCAGGTGCTCTTTACTCGCTGGTTCCATTTCTATTTTTTGTTTGGGGGTGAAAGTCCTGCTATATAAAACGCCATCGCTTGCACTTTCTTCGGTGCGAGTAGATTTTAAAACGCCTTTAGGTTTTGGTGATTTTGCTTCGATGAATTCTTGATGTAATGGACTGACGTTTTCGGGCACTTCCTGTTTTGCCCCAGTTTCGGAGGTTAAAATTTCATCATTAAGGATAACTAGGTTTTTGGCTGTCTGCTTCCCACTTCCTGTTGGTGTTATATCTTGATCGAAAAATGATATTGCAGTTTTACCCATTTCTTTTAGTTTATTTTTAAGCTTGATAACATTTTCTTTGCCAATAAATTGCTCAAACTCAGGGTCTAATAATTCGTAAATAGATGCCTCATCCAAATCCCACGAATCATCTAGTGGCTTTATATCTAGGCCGTCCATTATTTCAAGAGCCGCATCTTCATCTAAAATACTAGGCTCATCAATTTGAAACTCTTTAACAACCCCCTCATTACCTTCCGCGTACGCCTCTGCCTGCTTAATATCTTCCGCTACAAACAATAAACCTTCTGACTGCCTACCAGGAACATCCAAAGTGCCGCCATGATAAAAGGTTTTTAATGGTAGGTCGCTGGGCCTTTTGGATGCCAAGACGGGGTCAACTTTAGTTGAAATCTTCACTTCCTGTTTTTCAGCTAAATCTTTTCTGGTAAATGTGGTAGAGCCATCTTCGTTAATGGTTTTATTGAATTGCTGATTTGCGAATGTGCGAACCAGCCCCTTAAGCGCCACGCCTTTCGGAAGGGTAAACTCTTTAATTGCATCCTTATTTATGTAATCAGTTTTAAATTCATTTCCGCCAATTATCCCAGTTGATGGTTTTTTATTAATCTCACCCGATACTAAACTTCCATCAAATACAATTTGAACGCCTTTGTTTTTGTCTTGGCCTAATGCTAAATCCTTGTCGTCAGTTACGAAAATTGAGGTTACTGCACCTTTGTCAGAATTATTTGACAGCGTTTCACGCAAAAGACCCGTAACGCCTTCAATGCTAGTTTCACGATAAAGCTCTTTGTTATTAATTGCTTTTGGCGTGAATACTACAGAACCAGCGCTTACTTTTTCAGGCATTGATTTGGCTTGTTTTTCCAGTTCAGTTTTAGGCTCGACAATTTCAGATGCTACGGGTTTTTCAGTCTCAATCTCTTTTCCGGCAGCCTCTACTTCTGGCTGTCCTGCTTTAGTTTCCACTGGCTCGACAACTTCAAAACCCTCTGGAATCTCAAGCGCAGTAGGCTCAACTTCGGTGGGTAAATTAGTTTGATCAATGTCAAAAACACCCGTTGGCTCTGTGGTCATTTCTGGTAAGTCGGCTATTTCTTCATCGGTTATTGCAGTGTCGTCCTGCTCGCGAACTAAGTCAAAACCGTCTGGCAATTGAGTATCTTCAAATTGAAAGCTTTCGATATTTTTGTTTATTTCTTGCTCAATTTTTTGGGCTTCTGTGTCTGCGCCGGGCACTGCTGCCGACATAACCGCGCCACTTGTTCCGCCCACAATACCAGCTTGTACAATTCTTTTAATTGCCTGATCTAATGGGGTGTTTTTGTCAAGAATCCCTTGCTCAAGGCCAATATGAAAGCCCTCAGTAATTGACTCTGTGATACTTTCCGCGCCTGCTGTCTTGGTCATTTTTCCAAGAAAATTATCAGACTGTTTTAACATTGCGCCCAATGGAATTTTTTCTAATATTCCAGAAACTAAGGCTTTAGAGAATGAAATTTTAAGTTTTTGATCGGGTGTTAAATTAGGGTCAACCATGTGCTGCGCATATTCAGAACCAAACTCCAAAGTAAAAAAGGCGGATGCACCTATTTTTGGGTTACGAGTAATTGCACTTGCAACAATTGCGGGGGTCATGTGCACCAAACTTTCGCCAGTTCGAGCAAATAGCCATTTTAAAGGATCGTCACCAGTTGAATATTTACCCTTTTTCTCTTCAAGCGCTTTTGATTGTTCGCCTAAATCATTTAAATGCTCGCTTAATAATTGCTTGCTTGTTTCGTTATACGTCATTTTCCACTTTTCGTTTTCTGGCTTGGTTAATTCCAATTCACGGTAAACGTTAAGCATTCCATCAACTATAAAATTAAGTTCTTTTTCATCAATCGTTCCGTTTTTATAATCACGGATATATCCATCAATTTTATTTTTAGGGTCAAAAGTTTCGGGGGTGCTTTGTAATGGGTTGGCTGAATACATAGATTCAACAACAGTTAATTGCTGCGCTGTCTTTTCGTCCAAGCCACTTTTTTGATACTGATCTATTTCTTTTTCATAGTAATTTAATTGAGAAGCTTTTAAACCGAGCTTAGTTTGGCCCCAACCCTCTTTAGCATTCACCAAAAAGCGGCCTGCAATTTCTGCATAAGTACTTTCATCTGTAGGACGCTGACGAACAATTTGTAAATCTTTTGTATCGTTTAAATAGTTTTTACGCGCTTGCTTGCCTTGATTTGATAGCTCTTGCTGTTTTTGTTTAGCTGCCACGTAATCAAGCACCTCACCAGCGGTTAACGAGTCAGCGCCTTCCTGTTCAACTTTGTAGTCAAGATCAGCAACGGTTTGTTGAATAAGGTTAAATTTACGTTCAATCTGAAATTGAGAGCTTTCAAAGTCGGATGTTCTGGCCTTGTATTTCTTTTCAAGTTTTTTAGTCCAGCGAAATTTGGCTTCTGCATCCATCGGGATTACAGCATCTTGCACTGTTGTATTTTTAATCATGCCGCGTGGCAAATCATCTTTGTCTCTGCGACTTTCATAACTCGCTACGGTTTCGGGTGACCCGCTTACATCGATTAAAGTCATACCGTCGGGCAGGTTTTTATAATCCAAATCTGGGAAATCATTCTTATAACGATTAACGACAACTTGTTGCGCTGTATCGGATTTAAGTTTCAACTTCATTTTGTTTCGGAGTTTGCGCATTTTGTAGCGATTGTCAGATAAAAAGAAATCGGACTTTGCCTGGGTTTCAAGGTCAAAAGGAATGTTTCGGCCTTGATCCAACTCATTGCCTAAAGGGGTGAATTCTTGAGGCTGAACAGGCTCTTGAATTAATGGTTCTTGCTGTGTGAACTCTTGTTGAATTGGCTGTGACTCAATAATTTGAGGCGCATCCTGTGACACAACTTCAAAACCAGAAGGCAGGCCGCCCACTGGCTCACTTGGCGCTAATTCAAAACCCTCTGGTAATCCAGTGCTGGGGGTTTGGTCTACTACTTCAAAACCTTCGGGCAATGCTGGCATTTTTTATCTCACTTATTAACTATTAACTATTAACTGGAACCCACTGACCATTTACCATGCGCAATGATTCGCCTGTTGATGGGTTTCTGATCACCGTACCTTCTTGATATTGTGGTGCCGCCTGCGTTTGGGCCGGCGCTGGCGTTGGTGTCGCTGGTTCTGGTGCTGGCGCATTTTGTGGGCCTCTTAATGAATCTTGTAAGAAGCCGGGCAAATTGCTTAGATTGTCTGGGGCATCTCCAACGCGGATATCAAATTTATTCGCCGCTAATTTAACAGCCTCCCCGCGAGTTATTCGCCCGTTTTCTTTTGCGAAAATATTGGCCGCTTCGGTTGAAATTGAAACTACAAGATTCGCCTTTTCCGGGTCAAGAACTGTGATATTCCCATCTTGATCCATTATTCCTCCAAGCAAGCCGACAACCTTTCTATCCATTAAACTTTCGTCTGCGCTGCTTATTTTGAATGATTTTCCTCCACCGCCCAAAGCTTTTGATTTAGCATTAAGACTATTCTGGCTCGCAGTACGCTCAAGCTCTTGACCACTTTTGTATAAAATGTCCTCACTTCCAAAATTAACCGCCTTCGGATTTTCAAGTATTTTCTCCATCGGTATTGCACGAGCAAGTGATAGCGATACAAAATTAGGATCAAACTGCTCTGGCATACTTGCCTGAACTTCGGTCGATAGCGATTGACGCGCCCTACTGTATCTCGAAGCCTGCTCTTCTGGCGTTTTACCCTCCATTACAAATGCGGATATAGTGCCCATTTCGTCAACGTTTCGCTTCATTGCTTCAAGTTGATTTTTATCCGCATTATAAACTGCCTCCATAAATTTAGGGCCGTTTTTGGGGTCAAGTGAAATTAATTGTTGCGCATCCGCCTGACTACCACCCGCCGCACTTTGACGCAAACCAGTTAAAACATTTTGGCGCTTTTGTTCTGCTGCCTGCTTTGCTGGGCGCTGCTCAATCATTAATCTTTTTTCATCTAAGTCAATTTGACCTGATTGGTTTTTTATTCTTGAGCCTTTAATGGCTTCGACATTGCCCAAAATTGAACCCATGTCAATACCGTATTTGTTAGCCATGATTTACCCCTTTTGATTTGAGTTATATTTTTTATTCGCTAAATCGTAAGTAAGCCAATTACCAACGGCTTGATTGCCAATATTCGCGACATCCGTATAGGCTCCGCCTCGAACGGCACCAGTGTTATAGGCCGCATTTGCCGCGCTCTGACCTTGCGCGTTTAATATATTACCAGTGGTTTGAGCAAGGTTTGATGTTGCTTGTGCCTGTCCTGCTGCTGAGGATTGGCCGCCCTGAGACAATCCTGACAAAATATTGAATTTACGGTTCTTTGCTTCCAAATCACGAGCGTAATTTGTGGCTTGCTTATTAACTTCACGAGAATAAGCATTGCCATATTCTTGGCTTGCCACATTTTGAGCGTAAGCATTGACGCCTTTTTGCTGGGCCCCACTTAATAATCGGCCCCTTGAAGCTGCTGACTTATCTAGCGCCTCGATACCTTGGTTTAATCTAAATTTATAACCTGGGTCTTGAGTTACATCAATGCTACCAACTTGATACTGGCTTGGGTCAACATCAAACGAGCCGTCATTAATGCCTTGCTGGATTTGCTGTAAGGCTTGCTGCCCAGTTTCACGCCACGGAACAAAATCTTCTCGCTGCTGATTTGCCATTTCTTGTTGAAAGGCTAGGTTTTTATCAGCCATTTCAGCCTGAGCTTGTGTGCCTTTTTCAATACCTTCTACTTGAGCATCCGCCGCTTTACTAGACGAATATAAACTCAATAATGCAGAGCCGCCAATGGCCAAAGCAATTGCACTCATGCGTCACCCCCTAAAATTTTATGAGCGACTTCTGTTAAGTTTTGCTCATCTTGTTTAATTTGCTTCATAGCCTTCTCAAATTCTTCGTTGAATAAATCAAGCTCTTCAAAGTTTTCGCAAGTTAGAAATTCATACATTTCTTCAGGGTCGCGCTCTTCCGCTGAATGGAAAGTAATCCAATGAGTATCTTCATGCGCATAGCCAGCCCGTTTTTTACCAGCCTGACCTTCTAAAATATGCAAACCTTCCAACCTTTTAACTTCGCCGTTATCAGTTGAAACGGTAATGTCACCTGAAAGCATAATGTCAAAATGTCCAAACTTATGAATACGACCGGTTAATAATGTGCCCTTAGGGATTGTAATTTCACGCGAATAAATTCCACCAGCAAATCTATGAGTGACATCAATCTCAACCTGTTTTTCAAGCCTCATCATTTGCTCAAGTGCAATAATGCTCGCTCGGCGCTGCTCAATATCTCCACCACATACGCTTTTAACAATTTCAATCGAACTTTCGTCACTGTTTTTTATCTGTGCTTCTTTCATAGATTCCCCTTTAGGTGGTCATTTGGCCGGATGTTTTGCTATTTAACAGTAATTCGTTAAGCACTGCAATTGCGGCATTTAAGTCTGATGCAAGATCGTTAATGGCTGCTTTGTTTTCATTTGTTAGTGTTGCTTGTAAATCGGTATACGCTTGATCATAAGAGGCTGGCGCGGCTGCAATATCAGCGGTTACAATGCTTACCGTGGTATCAGCTGCATCCGCTATGCTGGTCATTCTTTTAACAAGCCCAACAACTAACTCGGTTGATAAATCGTTAAACCCTACAATATCCCCGTTTGATCCATGCGCGGATTCTAGCGCATCATGGTCTGTTATTGCTGTTGCGTTGTTTCCAATATCAGTTGTGTTAGTCCCTATATTTGTTGTATTGGTGCCGATATTAGTTGTGTTAGTTCCTATGTTTGTTACGTTGGTGCCAATACTTGTTGTGTTTACTGTTATGGCTGCCGCATTGTTCCCAATATTTGTCACGTTTGTTTCAATATTGTCTGTATTTTCTTCAATGTCGGCTGTGTTGGCGATAATGTCTGTCGTATTCTGCTGTATATCAAGCTTGCTTTGAGTGATATCACCTTCGTTTACTTCGATTCTATCCTCATGATTTTGCGCGATATCTTTTAAATCTGCGATAGTTTCGGCATCTTCGATTACCCGATCGTCTAAGTCATCAATTGCGTTGCCACCTTTGTATGATGTTCTTCGGTACAGATCGCGGAACCAATTTGACCAGGCTGAATTCAGCTGTCCAGACTTATCCGACATGGGAGTCATAAGAGGTGGCTGTGATACATTGTTGACTTGATTATTTGTAGCCATTACCTTGCCTCAATCCATGCTCCGCCAATATCAATTCTCACAGGGTCGGAAATTTCAACTTTAAAAGTGAACTGTCTTGCGACCCCAAACCGATTGGCCTTAGCCCTTGCTAAATACTTGCCCAGCTTGCCAATTTTCATAACCTTGTAATTTTGACCATAAGTAATCCCGCCGTCTTTAGATGTGTATATTCTGGCTTCTGGGTCGTCACCGTACCCATGAGTCAGCCCAACACCTGCCGTCATATCAAATTCAAGGCTGTCAATTGTCATGTATTCACGGCCATTATTTACGGTTGGCAATATGAACTCTCTGATTATCGGGTCTGTATCGTCTTTATAGAAATTATCCGAAAGCTCGTAAATTCGACCGTTTTGAAAATCACCAACTAGATTTTTCTTACCAAACAAAATTGCACAATTAGAATGATGTCGGCCGAATTGATAGCTCTGCCTGATATGCCATGCGCCGGTTGCAATGTCGTAACACCATGTAATGTTTTGGCAAGGAATAGTGAGAACATAAAACAAATGACCCTCGCTTTGATACTCATACGCAAATGCATCTGTTAAATCGACACCTTTTAAATCTTTCTCAACTGCATGGGTTGATATTCTCACAGGAGTGTACCCAGACATTTGATAAACCATTTTGTCCGAACCAATAAAATATATTGTGTTGTTTTGTTTAACGACTGAGTGAGCCGCTGCACAACCCTTTTCTACAAATGCGCCTTGGTTTCTTTCAAATGTGAAATCTGACGCGCCTGAGTTGTACCAAACCTCAATGGATTCAGTGCCAAATAAAAACAATTCTCGGTGATCACTCAAGGTTCTGACTAATGGGTCTGGCTGGCCTTCTGCCGTTGCAAAGTCCAGCGCATCAAAATCAATACTTAATAATTTGGACAAGAAAAACTGACCCGTACCCGAGCGATTAAAAATAAAATAACCGTCTTGATAGGTAACACTGTCCGAAGGATAAAACGCATCATCAGTAATTCTCTTTACTTCGCCAGTATTGTCGTCGTAGTAATAACCCTTTCGACCATCGACCATTACAAGCTGTGTACCGTTATCCGCCATGACAACCCGACCGCTTAAATCAACATTTCCCAGAGATTCAAATGTGCCGTCTTTGAATATCTCATAAAGCCTTGTGGGTGTAACCGCAAAAGCTCTGTGATTATTAACGTGCATTTGCAAAACGGGAAAAGTGGGAAGCTCACAAAAAAAAGCAGTGCCCGGCGTACCTACTAAATTAAAAGGATATTTACCGCCTTCCGTTTTAGTCGGGTACATATTAATCAAAAGTTCGCTACCCGAAACGCTATCTTCGGCAGTTGTTGTAACTAGAGGGATTGGCTTCTGCATTAGTATGGACCTGAATTTATATCGTAGTTATCGCGCTGAATTATCGCCGAATCCACGCGCAAAATACTCTTACGTTTGTTTGCACGCTTTAATAGTTTTTTGGATTGGACTGCAAATACAGCAACTGTACTTGGCACATCTTTTCCCCACTCCGGCGCAAGCTCAAGGGCTAAATTATAAAGCAATGCTCTTTCATATCCCGGCGGTAAATCAATAATGTCAGTTAAATTAGCGGCAGGTAAAACATCAGTTAATGGCTGAATAACTTCTAAATGCAAAGTCTCGCCAACAAACGGAACTTGGTCAAAAAAGATGCTATCCAACGGCCACCCTTTTCTCAAGTAGTAACCGCCGGGCCTTGCAACATTATCTTTAACCGTAATACGTGCATAGTAATCCGAATCCAAAACCTTTAACGGGTAATCAACACTCGCAGAATCACGGGTCCAAGCCCTAAGAATTCGCTCAGGTCGTGCCGTTTCTATGTGATTTACAGGCAAAGGAACTGGCACTGGTGCAGGATAAATACCAATTGTGTAATTATTTTGCTCAATCAATGGAAATGTAATTTTGGTCACAGTAGGAATGAGCAAATCCTCATTTGTCCATGCGTCAACCATTTGCTGAAACACCACACGAACATCGTCGGCTTCGTCTGTTAGAACTTCGCCAGCGCCCAGCACGCCTATCTTTCGCATTGCACCCGCTAGTAACTCAACTACCGTAATAGTCATATATATTTACACCTATTTTGAAGTGGAGCCTGTGTTTTTAAGCAAGTAGCCTTCAAGCTCCCACAGTTTATTTGTCGCATTTGTAAGGCAGCGCTCTTTCGCGTATTTCTTACCAAGATCAAAATCAAAATTGGCAGGATCAACACAAGCACTATCACCGTAACCAACTTGAAAGCCATTAGGTAAAAACGCCCAACAACCTGTAACTGTGGTTTCGCCTACACGCTCAAATTTATAATCCAATGATGCTACCATTTTTTGGATTTGAGAATACTCAACTTTGTTTTCTGGGCTGATTTCTTTGTAAGCATTATCAAATTGCTCTTTAGGCGACCAGCTAACATAACCATCAAATTCGGGAGTGTTAGGCTTTCCGCCGTCAGTGTATTCAACCAGATAACCCTCGTCAGCGCCGTCTTCGTCTTCGGGTAATTTCCACCCTCTGAACTCGTTATATCTCAATCGACCCATAGGGAGGGCATTGATTTTTTTTGTGCCGATATATTTTTTCATTTAATAGCTCACATTTGTATTTAAAAATAAAACCCGTACTTTTAAGCGGTTTTCATAGCTTCTTGAATTTTCTCTATTAAAGTGTCTTCAAGCATACCGACACGCAAACCCAGCTTAAACTCTGTATTTCCAAATCTTACAAGTTCTTCTTTTGTTAATGATTTTGGTTTTTCCATGAAACGATCTGCTAAGCTTTCTTCTTCGGAATCTTTTAATCCGCGACTTTCGGCTTCTGCAATTAGTTCGTCATTACTGAATGAATCAATAGTAACCGGTTTAATTTTTGATACAGCCTTGTTAATTTCCGCCGTAAACTCTAAATCAGTTAAAACTTTATAGCCCATAGTCTTAACCATGTTGACCAATTCATCTGGTCGCATTTGTTCAACTTGTTCAGGGTTAATTACTTTTTCTTCTTTTGGCAAATCAAGTTTTGCAGGTGAATCAACCCATCCAGATTCACGCATCTTTTCGACTTCTGACGTTAAAAATGCACGACCATTGGGGGTGCTTTGACTATATAAATAAACGCGCGTTGGTTTTTTTGGCGGTAAAGGAGCCATGTTTTTTCTAGCCATGATGTTTCTCACTTATTTTAGTTAAATAAAAAAGGCCCTCATTGCGAGAGCCTTAACTTTGCTGATTTTAGTTAGTTGCTGCGCCCCATAGACGTTGAGCCATATCACCATAAACAAGATCAGTACCCCATACCGCATCGATACGAGTTACTTCTGAATGTTCATTGATGTCAAAATCTTGAACCATTAACAATGATAACCCTGAATCTGGATCACTTGCACGAGCTTTAACCGTTGCCGATTTAGGCAATTCTAACTCAACCATCGCCAAAGCAATTGCTTCTTTGTGGAATAAGTAAGTTTGCTCATACTCTTTATTTGCGTCACCTGTAACAGTGATCACAGCATTATCCGCTGGTAAAGCAGTAATGTTTTGAGTTGCAGCCAAGCTAATAGTATCGCCATCTTCGTTCAACGTTGTTGCTGTACCGTCGTTCATATCCGGGAAAACTTTAATAGTGGCTAATCCACCCGCGTCTGAATCAACATCTTCCTGAACAACAAAGTCTAGTAACAGCCCTGTGGTTTCATAAGATTGTGGATTAACACCATAAACACCAGCAAATTGAATCACATCACCAGCTAATAATAAGCCAGTTGTAGACACATCCCAACCATCAGTAGTGATTGTATCGCCGTTTACGATAGTGCCAGCAATTAAAGGAGTGCCGCCGTGATCACCAACCAAATGCAATGGAATGTTTTGAGATTCAAACATTTCGTAAGAATCAACTTTGCCTTTATATCCAGCCATGTAAGCTTTCTTAACCATTTCAGGGTTAAACAGCTTGGTTACTTCGTCAGACAAGCCAGCCGCAGTAAATGGGTTGATAATCGCGCAACGTCTGCCGTCATTAGGAATTGCATAAGTAGTTTGTTTTGCGCCTGCATTTGCAAAATCAATAAACTTACTTGGGCGAACACCTGGTGTACCAACAGAATGCCATGCTTTTTTCATTACAAGCATAATACTACGGTCAATCACGTTAGCAATTTGTGACATACCAGACGCTAAATAACGATCAGAGAACTCGCTAATGCTTAACGTCATATCTTCCAAAGTGTACTCAATACCAAAATGTTCTTGGCGATTGATTTTCAAAGGAAAAGTTTCGTCAACCATTGGTTGCTTGACTAATACACGACCACTTGCAGTTTTAGTGCGAAAAGGTTTTTTGATGTTGATAGTTTTACCAACTTTACCTTTAAAGTTCTTTTCATAGCCACGGAAAACTAGTTTTGACATAACTAGATTGTTTTTCAGTAAACGTAACGCTTCTTTAACGATGATGTCATCGGTGAGTAACTTATTCTTTTCAACAGCCATGATGGCCTCCTAAGATTAAAAAATTTAACCCCGTTCTTGCGCGTTTCTGTAAGCTTCAAACTCGCCGAATGTCATTTCACTTTCTGACTTTTGCGCCGCGCTTGAGGCCTTCTTAACAGGCTGAATGGGTTCTTTTGTATTGGTTAATTTAACAGTCTTTTCAGGTCGAAAAGGTTTAACTGTCATATCTAATTGAGCAATTGCTCTCATTTGTTGTGCTGGGCTTTTGTCTGCAATCTCTTGCGCAATAGCCGTATTTTTCCCCAAGTGATACATAATATCGACTTGATTATCACATTCTGCGAGAGCTTCTAGCATCGACGGGCTAATTGGTACTGAATCATTCAGTGCAACTTCATCAAAATCTTTGGGCTTATCTGCATTTGCTACCACATCTTGAATCACTGCAAGAGCTACTTGCTGATTATCAGTTAGTGATTGATCGTCTTTTGTTGCTGTCTCGGTTTTAACTTCCGGCTTAACACCTTCTGTCTTTGCCTGTCCAGCTTCAAAAGCATCTACTGCATCCAAATATTTGTCATAAGTAGGGAAGTCAGTTTCAACAGGTGTTTTATCACTTGTAGAAACTGGCTTATTATTTTTAGCTTCTAGCGCATCAAATCTTTTTTGAAGATCATCTTTTGCTCTACGCTCCGTTTCACGCTCTTTAATAATTTTATTGATACGCTTTTGCACACCACGGGATTTTTTCCCAGTTGGTTGCTCGGTTGTATTCTCACCGTCAGCATCTATTTCACTTTCTACTTTTTCCGCTTCACCATCTTCTTCGGCTGCATCGGTTTCGTTATTTGAATCAGTTTCCTGAGATTGCTCTGTAGCTGATTCAACTTCCTCGACCTCTGCCCCTGCGTCTGTTTCTGGCTCAATGTTTAAAGCTTCTAGTTCGCTAGTTGCTGTAACGAAATTTGCTGTTTCGTCAACTTGTGTATTTTCTTCCGACATGTCGCACCCCTTTGGATGATTAGAACCCAGTGATTAGCCGCTGGTAGCCTTGAATCCCGAATATTGCACTAAATTGGTTGAATGTCACCCCCTTCATCTGCTAGAAGCTGCGTAAGAGCTTGCGATACCAGCTCTTTAACTTGAGACGCTAATTCCCCGCCTTGCGCAGCACCATCGTTTATTTGCTGCAAACTGGCTTGAGCTTCCTCGGTTTTAAGTTGGGCTTGAATAGTTTTTTGCTTCTCTTGCTCAACGTCTGCTTGGGCTGTAGCTGTTTTTGCTTGAGCCTCGGCGGTTCTTGCTTTAAGTTCTGCCATCTGAACCTCTTGTTCTGGGTTCGGGCCTTCTGGCTCTGGTGGCATATCTTCAGCTAATTTTTCACGCTCCGTTTGAGTTAATACTTCAGGCGGTACAATTTTCTTAAGTCTTCCCGCTATTGAATCAGCGCCCGGCCAATCCATATTTAACGCGATTAAATCAGCCATAACAATTGCAGCCTCCGGAACAGCTTTAGCAAATTGAATCATTGACTCCGCCGCTTCCATTCGCTGCGTTTGATAGCTAGGGCCTGTCGTCACTTCGATATCATATTTTGCAATATTCAAATCGTGAATGGTTACATACTCGTTTTTTTCTTCGTCGAGTATTTGCTCATTAATCATTACGAAATCTTCAGTGCCATCTTCAAACTTAAGTCTCATTGTTCGCTCTGTGTCATAAGTGGCAGGAATCATTTCAATTAAGATTTTACCAATACGACGCATTGCACGATTAAGATTATCGATAAAAGCAAACGAACCACGGTCACCCTGTCTTTGTCTTGCAATGATAGCTCTACCAGAAGTTTCATTTCCAGTATTACCCATTGACGCGTCAAACATGCCCATAGTTGATTTTATTTTATCGCTCGAATTCATGGCCATTGTTATTTCGGCGGCGGGTACTGCGCTAGGCTGTTCACGTCTTGGGCCTGTATCATTTGGAGAGTCTTTATTGTATTTAAGGATTGCATGGTTTTCAGTGTTCGCTGTCTGCCATTCCTCTTCGTATCCTTCAATATGATCCTCAGTACCAATAAATGGCGCTTTAGGTGCAAGAGCAACCGATTCAGTTGCGGCACTTTCCCAATAATTGGCCATTCTCATTGCGTCATGCGAATAACGATGCAATGAACGGAAAATAGTTTCTTCTCCGATTGTGTGCGCTTTACCCCAAACAGGGACCACCGGAATAGTTGAGCAATCAATTTCAATTGGCCCCTCTAAAACTTCGGTACCCGTTATTTTTCGCCAATAAGTTTTATGAGTATTTACGTTACGCTCTTTTGC